GAGCTCGTACTGGACCCTTGGGAGCTGAGCCTGCTGCATGCTTTGAATCAGGCCAGCGGATTCCCCAGGTACAGCTCAGGCAGCTGCTCTCTCTCGAGCTGGTTCATCAACCGGCTGAACTCCGTGTTGCCCTTGCTCAGCACCTCGGGCGCGGCCTCGAACAGGCCGTAGAACTGCATGGCCTTGTAGACGATGGCCAGGTGCAGGTGCTCTGGCGCGCCAGGCACGTCGGTGTCCGTCGTCATCGAAATGGGCAGGGTCTGGTACTCGCCGCTCACCTCGAACACGTCGTTGGGGATCTGGCCCAGCATCACGGCCTTGCCGTTGGGCTTGATGGCAAACACCACCGGACGGCCGGCAACCTGCACGTTGAAGCGGTAGGTGTTGCGGAAGACCTGGTACTCCCACTCGACGAGCCACTGCTCGTCCTGCACGCCGATGCTCTTCTTCTGGCAGCGGAAGGTGTCCTTCCACCAGTAGCGCAGGTCGGTCATCAGGTTGCCGGTGACCGTGTTCGTGATGGTCGCCGGCAGGTAGTCGCCGACGTTGGCGACCGTCTCGAACGTGAACGGCTGGCGCATCCAGTTCCAGTTGTCGTGCATGCCCTGGATCTCGAGCCATGCGTCGTTGGTCCAGTTCACGAGCTTGGCCAGCATGCCCGTCTGGCCGAGCACAGACGTGGGAGCTGTGGCCACGCCACACTCCACCGCAAGACGCTGAGCAAGCTGCAGGTAGTTCATCAGCCAGGCTGCTTGAGGAGCTGCTTGAGCCAGGGCCCGCCCTGCTTCGGGTTCGGGTCATGGATGACCTGGAACGGGTAGGTCAGTGACAGGACGTTCTCCTCCTGGAATCCCATGCTGCCGTCCGCGTTCACGATCTTGCGCTGGCGCACGCGCGACTGCTTAGCGTTGGCCAACACCGCCAGGTGGTAGCGGCGCATCTTGGTCGTGTCGCCGCGCACCGCGAGGCGATAGTCGCCGTTGACGTTGACTTCGGCATAGGCCGGCTCGTGCTCGGTCGCGGGTTCGCTGAACAGCACCTCCAGCTCGTCGCGCATGAAGGCCTCCTGGTCGATCTGGTCGGTGCGCAGCACGCGATCCGTGTCGATCTCGACGCCGCGCGCCGACGTGGCTTCCGCAGCTGGGGTGATGGCCTTCTCGATCTCCACGCTCTCGGAGTCGACGGTGCGGTGCTTCTCGTAGCTGTTCAGCTTGGTGTTCATGGGTCAGTCTCCTGGGGTAGCGGGCAGAGGAGCGCCCGCAGGCGCCCCCCCTTCTCTCGTCAGGCCGTCAGCGGGTTCGCCGGGACCGTCGACAGGTTGATGAACGTGGCCGTCACGCCGGAGGCGGACAGGTCCACCGAGCCCGGGGTGAAGTTCGTGCCAGCCGTCACCGCCACGCGCAGGGCCGCCACCGCGCACACCCCGTTCGGGCAGTCCGGGAACTGCAGCGCGACGCGGCCAGCGGCCAGCTCCGCCGAGTTCACGATCTGGCCCGGCAGGATCGACACGTCGCCGGCCGTATCCAGGCAGATGAGGTACAGGCGGGTCGAGCCGCCCACACCGCCGGTGAAGCCGCCGTTGACGGACTGCACGCCGCCGGCAGCCGCCTGGTAGACCGACGGGCCGCTGTAGCTGATCGCGATGTTGTTGGTGATGGCCTTGCTGTAGAAGCGGCCGTCGATCGTGTAGGTGACCGCGGCAGCGTTCTGGATGGTGTTGGCGTTGGTGCCTTCGGCCCAGGCGCCGCTGGAGAACGCGGCGCTCAGGCCAGCGTCAAGAGCGAGGTTGCTCGACATGGTTCAGATTCCTTTCAGTCGGTGACGTAGGTGGCCACGGTGGCCGCGTAATTCGTGTCGTTCACGCCGGTGTCGGCGTCCAGCTTGACCGCGACGGCCTGCAGGGCGTCGAGCACGGCGTGCATCAGGGCCGTCAGCTCTTGACGGTCGCCGGGCGCGGCAATGGCGTTGACACGTTGCTTCACAGATTCGATGGGCATCGGGTTTCCTTTCTGTCAGCCGGGGCTTGCGCCCCGGCTATTCATCACAGGGCGGAGCAGGCCACTTCGATGCGGACCATCCAGTTCTCGTTCAGCCGCACCGCGTTCTTGTAGAAGTTGGCGCCGACGTAACCGAACTGGCCCATGGGGTTGGCGTGCGTGATCTGCTTGGCGGGCAAGTAGATCGGCTGCACGGCGCCCATGCCCTTGAGGGCAACCTGACCCCAGGCCTCCTGCGCCACCACCATCAGGGGGTAGACGTCGGCCGTGGTGCCGGTGTTGCCACCGTTGGACAGGAAGGTGCCCGCGGTGACCGTGCCGCCGCCCTGCAGGAAGGGGCGGAAGTACGGCGAGGTGATGATGCGGAAGCGCTCCACCGCACCGATTTCGCGCTCGTGCACGGGCTTCTGCGAGCCGTAACGGGCCAGCGGGGTGAAGCCGCTGAGGTTACGGAAGTCGGCTTCCATGTCGGTGTGGATGAACACCAGGTAGCCCGGCTCCACCGCGGAGGTGCCGAAGTTCACGGAGGCCGCGAGCTTCTCGGTGACCATCTGGGCGTGGGCCGACTCGAGCTGGCGAGCGGCCTGGCGCAGCTTGTTCAGCGTGATGCCGGTGTTCACCGAGGTGCGCACCGTGCCGTTGGCGAACACGACGTTCGTGCCGCCGCGGACCACACCGTAGGAGATGAGCTCCTCGATGCTGGCCATGTGCTCGCCGACGAGCTTGACCATGTCGCCGGGGATGTCGTCCTCGTACATGGCCTCGGCCTTGGACGAGAGCTTCATCAGCACGCCGTACTGCTGCAGGGTGACCTGCACGTCCTGGTAGGCGATCGTGCGCGCGCCGGGCGTCACGCCTTCCTGGAGCAGGTAGTTGCTCGCCGTGATGTTCGGCGCGCCGTTGGACGCCGCGTCGATCGGCAGCGCACGGCGGAACACGACCGTGTCGGTCTTGTTCTGCGGCACCTGCTTCTGCGTGCCGAAGGTGCTCAGCACCTTGATGGGCATGGCGTGCTTGAGCATCTCGCGCTCCGCCATGATGAGGTTCCGCGAAGGAACAAGGGAATAGGTCTGCATTTCTGGTTACCTTTTCTGTCGGTCGATTTCGTCAAGGTAGCGCCAGTACTCTTCGGGCGACATGTCTTCCACGGCCTTCTGACGGACGTTGCCGCCGGACCGGCCGGATGGAAGGGCCGCCGCAGAGCTCAGGCGCTGCGTTCTTTGTGACGTTGCCGACTTCGAGGCCTCTGCATGGATGTCCAGCAGGCGCACAGCGTCTTGCGGGCTTTCGCTCGCCGCAAGCATCTGAACCTCCCGCGGTTGGCGCTGCAGCCAGCCCACGAATTCGGTCGTCCTCACAAGGTCTTGCCACCCAGGATGCCGCACCTCAACAGCGAACTCAGAGCGCAGGCGGGAGATCTCCTGCGGCAAGACCGCCGCGGGCGCAGCCTGCTGCTGTTGCTGCAGCTTCTGCTCCAGAGATCCGAGCCGCTCGTTGAGAGCGGACTCCATGGCCTCGGCGAACTCGGGGTAGTCCGTCTTCAGCCTGGCCATCGCCTCGGGGTTCTTGTGCGCCTCGCGGATTTCGGTCGCGCTCGGCGCATCGCCGCCCTTCGCGGTGACCTGCTGCGCCGTCTGAAGCTGCTGCTTCAGTTGGCTGCCCAGTCCACCGATGTGGCCCTCTGCGTTTCTCAGTCGCTGCGTGACCTGGGAGATCATCGTCTCCAGGCCCGCGATCCGGTCGAGCAGCACTTGCTCGCCCTGCGGCGCCGCCTCTTCACCGACCCTTTTCGCATCGGCCGCATCAGCATCTTGCTTCGCGGCGGGTGCACTGTCGGTGGCTGCAGGCGCGTCGGGCTCGCTCGCGCCAGGTGGCGCCAGGTCGGCGTCCTCTGCATCGAGCTGCTGCCAGATCTTCAGCGCTTCGTCTTGGGTGTTGGCAGTTCCTTGTGCTTGCATGGTTCGTCGTCTCACTCGGTGTGGGCCTGTCGGCCCGTCACGTCAACGCCGGCGAGTTCGTCGGGGTCGACCGCTGGACTCAGGCTGGCCTGCTCGGCCAGGCTGAGAATTCGTTTCAGCTCACTGATCCCACCGCGGATCAGGGCTGTCTTGTCTGGACTGAAGGACGGGTTGTCGTTCAGCTCACGCAGCTCCTGGAGCCTTTCCTCCAGGGTCTGCGTCAGCCGCCTCCACGTCGGCGTGCGGAAGTCTTCGGCCTTCAAGCGGCGGCCCAAAAAAAATCGGCGCCCCCGTGAGGAGGCGCCGAATGGCAACAGCGTGTCCGGTCGCTGCCAGTGGAGCAGAGGCAATGACCCGGGACGAATACTACCAGCATTGTGATGCCTTGCGCAAGCGGGCTCACGCGGCCTGCAGCGCGTCGAGCGTGGCCTGGGTGGTGGCCGTGTCGGCGTCCAGGGACGTCACCAGGGCCACGTCGCCACGCTGCACGGCGGCCGTTCGCTGCGTCGCGTTAAACGCGAGCCGGTTCTGCAGGAGGTTGATCAGCTCTTCGATGCTCATGATGTGTCCTTACGGGGCCGCGTAGCCTTGGAGTGCTGCGTACACCGCGCCCGCGCCCGAGGCGGTTGCGGTCTGAATTTGCAGGGCGACGTTGGGCGACCCGCGCAAGGGGGTGGGGAACTCGATGTTCCTTCCCGAGAGCAGGCCAGCAGTCGGGATGCGGGTCATCCACAGCACCTTGTGGAAGGTGGCCGTCACACCCGTGCCAGAGATTGCCAGCGTCGAGCCGCCCCGGGTGGCCGACAGCGTGATCGTCGTGGTCGCGGGCACGGTCAGGACGTAGTACGTCACACCCGTCGAGATGCCGGTCACCGTCGAGGCCGAAAACACCACCGCATCGCCAACCGCGAGGTTGTGCGCAGCAGAGACGGTCAGCGTGTTGGACGCGATGGTCTGCGAGGAGCAGGTCTGGTCAGGCTCGCGGATGCGGAAGTCGGTGGCGTTGGTCAGCGCCTCGGACATGAGATCGAGGCTCGTGACGTAGTTGCGGATGCCCGCGCCCGCCGCCTCCTTGACCTGCAAGGCGGTTGCCGTGTTGACGAGGCCGCCCACGTTGGCGGGGACTTGCCAGTCTGCCTCGGGGATCGAGTACGGGCGCACCACGCCCGCGCCGATCATCGTGCCCATCCAGCCCACGCTGTCGCCCGCAGCCGACATTGCCGCGATGTTGGCGTTGCTCGCCCGCAGGCCGGCGGTGACCGGGTTGCCGATGGCGGCATCCACCGCGACAGTACCGGCGGCGGCAACGGTGCCCGAAGACACGGTAACGGCCGGCGTGTTCTGGACGCTCACCGGGGCCGCCGCGGACATGTCGCCCGTGGGCCTGGGCAGCATCTCTACGCGCTGGCGCTCGTAGTCGAACACCCGCACAAACGAGACCCGCATGTCGGTGCGCCGGATCACGCCGCCACCGCACAGCGTCACGCCGTTTACAGCCTGACCCGTCAGCAGCAGACCCGTGCCGCCCGTGCAGCCCGTGAACGTGGTGCCCGTCGTGCCGGTGTAGGTGATGAGTTGGAAGCCCTGCGTGGTGTTGACCCAGAACGTGCCAGAGGCCGGGTAGCCAGTGGTCGAGGCCACGTTGATCGTGGCCTGGGGAAGCGTGGTGTTGTTGGACGCCGAGGTAATCGTGGTGCCCAGCGTGTCTGCCGGGTACGGGGCCGGTGGGGTGTAGCTGCTGGTCGGAGGCACCAGCCACAGCGAGGCAGCAGAGGCTTGGCCGATCTTCCAGGCCCCGTCGAGATTGAGCGTGGCACCCGTCGTGTTGTCGCGCACGCCGACGATGTTGACCAGATCACCAACCGCAAAGCCGGTCGTAGCGCTGATTGCCAGGGCAAGCTGGCGCGTGCCGTCAGCGAGGGTCTGCATCGAGGCAGACTGGATCGCCATCGCACCCGCGCCCAGCGCCGACATCAGGTTGCCGCCCTGCACCTTGGCGACGTAGCCGCCGTAGCTGGTGATCGTGCCAGAGGTGCCGATGGTGATCGTGAACGTGGTCGCGTCGACAACCGTGACGGAGGTGGCCGTGGTGATGTTGGGGAACTCCGCAGCACCTTGTGCGCGGATGCCGTAGATCACAACCAAGTCGCCGGTCACGAGGCCGTGAGGCGTGGCGGTGGTGATCGTGCCGGTGGTGCTGGCGCTCTTGACCGCCGAGACGATCTGCGCACTCGGCACCGTCAGCGACTTGTTGTTGACCGCTCGGAACCGCAGCTTGTAGGTCTCGCTCGGGTCGGGGCACACCTGGGTGCGCAGGCCACGCGATGTACTGGCCGCAACAGCATCTACCGCACTATCTGCCCACTGTGTGCGATCCGCTTGCATTAGCAAGCGATACTCAGACGTCGGGCTGAAGCTGTACTGGTATGCGACTGCGCCAGCAAGCTGGATGGAAGCCGTCGTTGCAATGGTGGTCGTCTGGTTGCCAGCTACCGTACCACTGGGCAGAACATCGCCCGACTCGGAGCGGATGTAGAGTGAAGCGTTGGTGGCCGTCGCGTTCTCGAAAATCTGCGACACGCCGTTCTGCGCGCGCCCGAGGCGCTCGCGG